GCCCGTCCCTTGTCGGGAAAGATGTGGCACGCACCATGCCAATACCCCAACTTGGGATCGGACTAGATCTATAGACCACTACCCTACTTACCTATATACATATATAGGACACTGTACCGGTAGCTATAGTTAGCTACCGGTAGTACAGTAGTACTGTATGGATATACATTAGGGTTTCCTCTAGTATAGAAAAACAAAAAAAAAGAACACACAGAATAAAATCTGTGAGAATATCTGTCCACGGGATCACATTGATACCGGGTTATCACAATCATATCTAGAGGGTTCGCAATGGCTAAGCCTAAACTGTCTGTCATCACATCCAGTATTCGTATCAGCGTCACATCCAAACTTGACGGAATACGTTCTTGGTCTCTTCAGGCACTGGACACTTGTCCGGGTAGCATCGGTTCGGACGGCGAGCTTGTCGCTGCTTGTTCAGGATGCTACGCCACGACGGGAAACTACGTTTTCGACAATGTTAAGGAACCGAGACTTCATAATCGTGAGGATTGGAAGCGTACCGAATGGGTTTCTGACATGGTCGCAAGCTTGAACAAGGATAGGTTCTTTCGTTGGTTCGACAGCGGCGATATGTACGATCTAAAGCTTGCCAAGAAGATCTTAGCCGTCATGGAATCCACGCCATGGGTTAGCCATTGGTTGCCAACCCGAATGATGAAATTCAAGAAATTCCAGACTGTACTCACGGCCATGCAAGCATTGCCTAACGTCATGGTCCGGTTCTCCTCCGACAGTGTGTTTGGTGAGTACGATTCACGACATGGTTCTGTGATCGTGCCTGATCCAGAGTCTGCACCGGCCGGGACCAAACTTTGCGAAGCCTATCAACATGGCGGGAAGTGCTCTGGCTGTCGTGCCTGTTATGACAAGTGTGTCGAGGTCGTGGCTTACCCGGCCCATGGTCGGAAGATGGACAAGGTCATTCGGATTGCACTAGCTGCATAATGTCTTGACAGGGTAGATAATCTACCCTAATATTCTCTCACTCACTTATCTTATCGGAGCATTATCATGATCAAAGTCAATATACACATCGGTAGCTTCAAAGCCCAGCAGTGTCCCGAAACCCTGCATTGGTACTGTACCGGAGTCAGCGGCCGCAAGTACTGGGGACACTCTGCCCGCGCAGCAGAACAGAATGCTCAGCTATATTTTTATCGTTGAATCCATCTTATCGGAGAATTACCATGCATATGATCGCGACCAAACAGGCAGCACAAGACATTATCGCGGCAGTATCGGCCACCGATTCAGACTGGACGTACCTACTGGAAAACCGTGGGAAGTACTGGGTTATAGCTGTCGAAGGTGAAGACGGCGAACCCCTGGGGTATTTGTGAACCCGACCGCGCAAGACATTCTCGACCTTCTGCTAGACGGTGACCCCATCGTCTGGCACATATCGCGGGAAGGTAACGACATTCGCGTGATCGCCACCATGCCTGACGGAACATCGAGACCCATCAGCGTCCCCATATCAGCCCCCACAAGCGATTCTGACCCGTGAGTGTAGGGTAGCCCCAACCGGACATCATTCGGCCCGTATAGGGCCATTCACAGCCCCCTAGGGGTATTTCAATCGGAGAGTGTATGTTTTACGAAGAAATCCAAGCAAAGATCGCTGACCTTCAGGCCCAGGCCGAGATCGTCAAGCGTGAGGAGAAAGAGCAGGCAATCGCTATGGCTCGCACCATGATCTCGGCTTACGGGATCACTGCTAAAGACCTGGGACTAGACAAGCCAGTGAAAGCTAAAGTAGGCCCGAAACCTGGCAACAAGATCGCGGCCAAGTATCGAGACCCACAGTCTGGTGCTACTTGGTCAGGACGGGGTAAGACCCCCAAGTGGATAAACGGGGCTGATAGGTCCCAGTACGCTATTTAATCTTATTGGGGCGGTTGAGAGCCGCTCCTTAATATCTAAAGGGTAATATTATGTCACAAATCAATTCTGAACAACCTCCGAAGTTTCTTCGTCTCCCAGAAGTTTCGGCAAGAACAGGTTTAGGGAAGTCAACCCTTCTTACTTGGGAAACCCAAGAAAGATTCCCTAAAGCAGTTCGCCTCAGCCCAACCTTTCGGGTGTGGTTAGAATCAGATGTAAATGAATGGATACTTAATAAACACCGTGAAGCAGTAGGGAACTAACCATTACGGGGGATTGTGAGTCCCCCATCTTATCTGGAGTAATCGTGAACAAAAATATTATCTTACAAGTTCTCTTGGTCTGTATGTTCTCACTGGGTATCGTTGGTGCAGCTATAGATGACCGACACCTGTGCGCTTTCGGATTAGTTGCTGCTTTCGGGTGTGCCATGCTGCTGATTGGGAGGGACGACGAATGAAGGGACAGTGGATTATTAAGGAGGTTTATTTTGAGGATGGTTTCCCCAAGATCATCCGAGATCTAAAACCAGAGACCCCATATCCCGCCTTTACCGAACGGGAAGAATCGGCAGGAAAGACTACTAATCGTGAATCAAAATTACCGAACGGGAAACTAGGAGAAACCCATCATGAATGACTATCAGTTAATGCAGATATGGAGAGGAATAAAATTCCCTCAGAAAGAAGTAGAACAGCGGGTTCTAGAATTCGGCAGGCAAGTGATGCACGAGTCATCAGATCACTACTACCAGCTCGGCAGGCAGGAGGCATTCCACGCGATGAAGCCGGTACTATTGAAAGCATTGAGTGCGCTTGATAGTGCTCACTACATTCTGATGATCCAGCCGGTGACCCCACGCGAGGAAGCACTGGCAGTCGATGACGCTATCAAGCACCTGAACTCTATTTTGGAGGTTCTATGACCCCTGATTGTTTTCCATCTCGCGCCAAATATCTGGAGTGGGTGCACTCTGCTCGGATGTCACCACCCTCTGGCGGTCATGAGTACTGCGAAGACTGTACGTTTAAGTACCAGTCAGAAATGATCAAGCAAGGTCGTTGTCAGTACCCTGGTACTACGTTCGTAGAGTACGGAGAGGGTAGAGATCTCTGCACGGTCGGACGTCGCCCCTACCATGTCGTGCACAAGCTCAAGCAGATTGCAATTTATGGGTTAGGATAGAGTTTGTTCGTTGTGTTCTCCTCTCTGCCATCTCGGCAGTTCTACCCAGTCCTTGTACTGGGTTTTTTTTTGTGTTAGGGTTTACCCTGTTGTGGTCGTACGCAACTAGAAGACTCCTTACTCATGCGTCGCCTCTATACGAGGGTACGACCGGCGCAGCAGTAAGGGGTTTTTTTTTGCAGACCATGACCGCACTCCTCGCGCAGAAGTGGGCCTAGATGGGCCGCAGGGAAGGAAACATCGGCTGAGGCTTACCATCCCTCGCAGGCCGCGCAGCGTTCCAGAGCGACTGCAAAAGCACTAGCCCTCCTGGGTGGTCTCAGGTCCAGTGTGAATGAATCTGGCGTCAAGCGAGCACTGGCAGAGTTCGAAGAGTGACCCTGCGGGTGGGGTGGTTGGTCATACCACCTTGGAGGTTCTTTTGTCTGAAATATGTGACAAGAGAACAGACAGTTGACATACTGTTTTATCTGTGATCTAGTTCAGTCTCTCTCGTTAATCTTATCTATAGGTGATCTATGAAACTGTGTATCCAGTGCAAACATCTCATGCCCCGTGAGGGCGATCCCGAGTACGCTCTAGCTCGGTGTGGTGCGTTCTTCACCATCCATCCCGTCTCTGGCTCCAAAATCTATTCCTACGCCTACAACCAACGGATGTTCTCCGAAGGTAAGTGTGGCTTGCCTGCTGCCTTCTTTGATCCTATCGAGGTGCACACCGATGAGTGAACCTGTTGCGTGGAGGTGGGGGATTCCTGGTCTCAAAGGATACGTCCATTGGAGGTACTCTCTCAAGAAGACTAAGGACAACGCAGAACCTCTGTATGTTGTCCTACCTCGTCTTACTCCTCTCCCAGAGAAGCAGGTGGACGTTATCATTGCGAAGATGTTTCGGGGTCCACAGGATTTTAATTATCAGCAACTTCGTTTTTTTGCTCAAACTATCCAATATAATATGGAGAAGATCAATCGTGGATGAATTTAGCCCAGAAATCCGTAACAGTGCGTGGTGGTCTGGTGATAGCCGTATGGCCGCTAATGGCCGTGCAGCAGAGGCTATCCTCGTTAAGCAAGGCAAGATCATTCCTGAAGACATCTCCGATAAGGAGAACGTCAAGATGGGTCACGTCATGCAGCCAGTCATTGGTCGACTGGTGCAGGAGCGATTGCAGGTCGAGCTGAAGGACGCTGACTATGCGATGTCACATCCGAAAGAACCTTGGTTGCGTTCTCACTTTGACTTCATTGCTGCTGATGGTTCTTTCCTGGTCGAGGCCAAGAACTACAACGGTAGTCAGCGCAAGAAGTTCGATGAGTCCGGGATCATGCCAGATGCCGACAGAGTGCAGTGTATCCATGAGGCTACAGTCCACGGGATTAGCAAGGTGTATCTGGCTGTCCTGCTAGGAGGCCAGGAGCTACAAGTAATTCCTGTCGATGTCACTCCTGACATGATGCTTGACCACGTTAAGTGGGCTGCTAAGTGGTGGAGCTATGTGGCATCTAACACTGAGCCAGAGCCTGAGACTATCGAACAGGCAAGGTTGCTATTTCCGACTTCTGAAGCATCTGTAGCTACTGCTAATGCTGAACTTGAATCTATCCTTGCTAGGCTTTCTAGCCTTACAGAACAGCGTAAGAGCATCGAAGACGCAGAGGAGCAGCACAAGCTCGCAGTGATGCGTTTCATGCGCGACAGGGACGTTCTAACGGCTGTTGATGGTAGTGTGTTGGCAACTTGGAAGTCTGCTAAAGGCAGCAGGAAGTTTGATGCCACTGCTTTCAAGGAAGCCTATCCTCAGATGTACGATCAGTTTGTCCGGGAGGTTCCCGGATCTAGAAGGTTCCTTATCAAATGAATGAAGAGTCGGTCAATGA